TATGTATCTTGTATTTTTTTTCTTTGTTCATTTAAATTCTAATATAGAAATACATAAATGTTCCTTCTTTTAATAAATGGTATGCAGATGTCAGACGCAAAACAAAATGATAAAAATTTCAAAATGAAATGATAATTTTATGTCAAAACAAAATGATAAAAAATAAATCTTTGAACTAAACAAAAAAGGAGTTTGAATACTCCTTTTATTTTTATCTTATTTATTATCTTTATCTGTCTCATCTTGCTGTTTTAACTGCTTGAAGAACTTCTTTATAAACAAAGGAAATGGAAAATTCATCTCTCCCAAATTTTCAATTATACTTATTCCCTCATTTCCTATTACTGAAAATATTATTAACTCTTTAAAAGACAAGGGAATATTGAATAAGCTAATTGGAACATTTATAGGAGTTCCTTCTATTAATTTATCAAGTGAAGCACCTATTATAACAGCTAAAATACAAGATGCTTTTTTTATAATACCTCTAAAAGCCTTTTTAGATGATATTTCTTTCTTATAGATACTTTTTAAATATCCACTTATATAATCAACTATTATAAATATCATCATTATTTCTAATGATTTACTCCAACCTCCTAATAAATATAATATAAAACCAATTGTACTTCTTATAAACCAATGCTCAAATAACCCATTCATCTTCCCCATTTTAATCTCCTAAAGTTTTCCTAATTTTTTCTCCCATTCACTATAATACAGTTTCGCTTCTTCTGTTTTATCTATTATAGCCTGATTCTTATAGCCTTCATTTTTAAGTTTCTTTTCCCAAAAGACTTCTCCACACATTCTTACAGCCTTATACATCATTTTTCTAACTCTCCAAGATACTCCATTTTCTTTTAAGATAAATAAGAATATTTTATCAGCTAGTTCCCTATTTATCCCTGTATCATTGAACTTAGAATATAAATAATCATGTACCACAGCAGCCTCTGTATTCTTTCCATATCTCTCAAAAAATGGTCTAAGTACAAGTGGAATACTAGCACCATCAGTTCTGAAACCTGCTGGAATTACTATTGGAAAGTCTTTTATATATCTAGTGTAGTCTTCAACAACTACACTAAATATATTATTTTCTCTCTTCAACTTTAATTTACTCTTCATCATTTCCATTTTCCTCAATATCTATTTTTCTACCTGTACCAAATGTATCAGAAAATTTTTGAAGAGCCTTTTCTATTACTTTTTTTATTCTTTCTCTACTAAAAAATTTTCTAATTAATATTCTTACTGGATATGGTAATTTGTCAGTTCTATATTCAACAAACTTTAATGCGGCATTAAGTTTCTTCTTATTGTCTCCATGTTTAAAACTTTCTTCTGAAGCAATAACTGCTGCATCAAATAAGTTTACATATTGCTTTCTATTATAAACAATATATCCTAAAATTACCCCTGCTAATGCTATCCATAGCCATTGTTCTTGACTAAATCCTTTTAAATATGCAATTACTTGATTAACCATTTTCTAATCCTCCTATTTTTTATAAACTACCTTGTAAGGTATTTTTCCTGCTCCTCTAATTTGGAAATGTACAGCATCTACTTTTTTCCATTCTCCACCCCATTCAATATTATATTTATCTATTAACCCATGTTTCTTTGCAGTTTCATAGATATCTTTATAATAATGAAAGTCTTGTGATCCTGCTTTATAAACTGTTTTTTCCACTTCTTTTTCCACTTTTTTACCATTTTCTACCACTATTTTTTTAGTTTTTTCCTTAACTAATACACCAATGTCAACAGCATAACCAAGCCCATCAATTTTTTCTTGATGATTTGATTGAACTTTATATCCATCACAATTTGTTCTCCATTCTCCTGGAATAGTTCTACTATATTGATATAACCTGTTCTGTTCCTCTGCTGTTCTCATTCCACAAGTTATTTTGAAATCATGAGGGCTTAATCCTATAAGTTCTTCCATAAATTTCACCAGATTAGGATGAACTCCTTTCATCATATTTTTACTTGCTTCTGAAAAAGTAAACATTTACATCACCCCTTTTATTTCCATTCAATAGATTCCAATTCTTCCAAAGATTTAGCTTTCATTGTTTTTTTTGCTATTGCTGTGTACTCCTCTTGTGCAGCTGTTCCTCTTAGTATCCATAAAAGATAAATATGATTAATTTCTCCAAAGGTAAAGGAATCTACTGAATTATCTTTTAATCTCCAGTTAATTTTTAAATCTTGAACTACTTCTGATAATGTTACCTTATCTTTTATAATTGCTTTTATCTTTTCTTCAAAACCTGCTGGAACTTCTACCTTTAAATATTTAACAGCTTCTATAATTGCTTTTGGATCATTGCTTGTTGTTGCTATATCTATTGCTGATTTTACTCTTAAGAAGTTGATTTCATCAGCTTCCCCCATTTGAAAGATTTTTCCATTGTAATCAAAATCAGCGTAAATTTTATCCAACAAAACTTGTCTAAATTTTCTTCTTGTAATATGTTTTAACCCTTCTATGTCTAAATCCCATTTATTAGTCTCCTTATTCCAAAAATGATATTTACTCGGCTGAGGAACTTTAACAAGTCTTTTATTTTTTATAAATTCCCCTGGTTCTAGTTGAGTTTCTATCCCTTGTTCTATTTTTTCTTCTCTTGTCATTTCCATTAGCTCATGATTCTTAACTATTGGATATTGAAAATTCTTATCTGTTATAACCATATCATCAGTATATTCAGGAAAGTAACTAAGAGGATTCTTTTTAACATCTTCTAAACTGTTGGAATATACTGAATATCTTAATTCTGTACCTTTATAAAAATTTATTATTTTCATAATTATTTACTCCTTTCAAATTTTTAGTATTTTTGGTTATCTATTCCACCATAGATGTATAGGTTCATTCTGTATAGATTTTTAAATTTATAAAGAAATTAATGTTATTTTTATTAAGTTTGAAGTTATTTTTTAACTTATTCTTGTTATCAAAAGCTAAGAAAATGTTATCAAATAGCTTCAAAGTGTGATTCAAACCATTAAAAATCTGAATAAATTTAAAAATCTCTATACTTTTTTACTAAAAAATACCTAATTTTTTCCTTGCTACTATAAGAGTATTTCTTATTTCAGTAGCACTTGTTTTTTGTATATAATGTTTACTTGTAACTCCACTGCTGCTATGATTTGCATAACTAGATGCAAGTCCTAATCCTGCCAAATTGTTTATTAAATTTATAGCCGTTTTTCTTAATGTGTGGGGATATAGATCCTTAATTTCTAATATTTTCCCTAGCTTCTTTATTCTCCCTCTAATTGCTCCTTGTGTCATTTGCTTATATTTTCCATTGTACTTTGTAATAAATACCCATTCTGAATTAATTCCTTTTTCTTGTCTATATTTAATCCATTCCTTAAGCAGTTCCTTACATTTATTAAAGAAAAAAGCATTTACTATATAACCTTCTTTTTCCTTAACATCTGTAAAATATCCATCTTCTAATCTTAATTGATCCAGTTTTAAACTCTGAATAGCACTAATCCGACAAGCACTGTCTAAAAACAATTCCCAAAGTATCCTATCCTGTAAATCATATTTTTTAAATTCAACTTGCATATATAAACGAACAGTCAGTATTTGCTCTGTTGTTAAAAAATAACTTTTTCTAATTTTATCTTTTTCTGTAAACCTAAGCCTATCTAATTTACTATCAAAAGGGTGATACTTGATTTTATTTCTTCTGACACACCAAGCATAAAAAGTACTAATTGACGTTGTTTTATTCATAATAGTTCTCTTGCTATTGCCTAAAACTCTACAATAATTTCTGTAACTTTCCATTATACTCGGCATTTCTAACAATGTATCTTTGCTAAGTAAAAGCCTATTTTTGTAAGTTTTTTGAAACCATACCAGGAACAACTTAAAGTTGTTGCAATATGTTTTATAAGTTGTTTCCCAAGTTTCCCAATTGCTACTCTTACAGCTGTTTAAATACTCTAAATAGATCTCTACATTTTCCCTTTTTAAATTTTCTAAAACTTTTAATTCCATAATAAACCTCCTGTTTTTTGTTAGGTTTATTATATTGCTTTTAAGTTCTTAGAAAATTTATCAACTTTTAAAATTCAGGAATTTTATTCAACACCTACTGGCGTCAAATTTACTGTATTTCAATATGGTAATTTAGTTCTTGTAGCTGCATATACCTATTTAATAGAAACATTAGAATATGGTGTTGAGTACAAATGTGATTTATCATTAAATTGTTATAATACAGCAACAGCTATAACAGGAAACAATGGAAGTAGTGGACATTTTAAATTATTTAATAATGTTTTATTAGTCAAATCTACTGATAGTCAATTACCATTAAAAAATACATTTATGGGACAATTAACAACTTTTTTAAAAAATTAGTAATTTACTTGTAAAAAGCCAATACTGTAGCATACCCTGTAATATTATATTCTTTTTTCTTTTTAACAATACAATTAGAAGGTAATGATATTTGTAAATCCCAGTAGTCATAAATATTAGTTGCATCTTCTTTTATGTAGTTAAATAAGAATCCAGTAATATATATCGTATTTTTTGGAATACCTGTAGTTGATATAGACTGACCAATAGGTGTATTAGGAGGTAAAACAACATTTATAACCTTAACTTTAAGAGAGATATTTTCTTCAAAAGTTATTAGATTTTCTACTGTAGAAAATTTATTTAAATATGAAGTAAAAGACGCAACAAATAGAGTTACAAATTGTAAATCAGCAACTTTAA